CCATACTCTGGATTAGAACTTACACCTGTACTTGAATCATAACTACCATCTTCTCCACCCCAAACTGAAACTGCTTGTGTGTTTGCAAATAACTTCTTTACATATACCTCATAGTCTTTTGTTGTAACTGCACGACCTTGAGCTGCATAATCTAAAGGTGCGTTTAATTTTATTGAATTGATTGTTTCTGGTTCTGCACCACCGATAGCAGATGCAACAGTTGTAACAGTAATGTTCGTAACACTATCTATTGAAGTTGGTGAAGTAAAAGTGTTTGCACCATTCGCTGCAGTTTTATTTGAAACAACATATTGTAGTGTAACTATATTACCATCAGATAAAGCAGAACTTATAACTCCATCTCCAAAGTAAACTTCAAATTGACCAGCCTCTATTTCTTGTAAATAGTAAACTGTACTTGTACCAGTAAGTTGAGATATATCTGTTGCTTTTGTATATGTTGTAGTCGTAGTATCTGATGCAGAGTTTTGTACCTTTACACTAAGTGTGGTTGTATCAGTTGCTGGGTCTGTAAGAATAAATCTCTGGTCTACGTCAGAAGTATCAACAAGATACTTTGTTGTTATATAAGTTCCCTCATAAACAAGTGTGCCATCAAATGCAATTGAATTGCCACTATTGGATGCAGTAACATCTGATACTGTAACAAACTGATAACTAGTTCCATCAACAGTTGTACTAAACGCAGTTCCAGCAGACATAGTTTTAAATGCTGCAGTTGTGGACAAAGTAATATTAAGTGTTGCAACTGGAGCTCTTGCAGAGGTAACTTCATAACCTAAACTTTTTGCATGGGATACAACACTTGACCTAAGTGATGAACTATCTAAAAACATTTCGTTTGCAGCCATGTTTGCATTAAAACCCAAGTAGTGAGTATTGTATGCGAGAGTATCAAGAAGAATATTCATACCAGAACCTTCAAATTCATAATCTTTAAATTGATCTTGATTTTTCAAAAAAGTTTTAAGATTACTTTTTATATTATCAAAGTCCAGTTCTGTGACTCTAAGTTTTTTATTGTTTGCAGCCATTATCGTACTCTCTCTAACATGATTGTCAAATCAACTAATTCTGTAGGTTGGTTGACAACATAAAATTCTATTGATACCTCATATTCGTTTCTATCTAAATTTGGTAATGCAGTTACAGATATTAATCTTGCTCTTGGTTCAAAGTTCTGAATAACGTCTTCAATCTTTCTTGCAAGTATCTGTGCTGTAACTGGAGTCATTAATTCAAACAACATATCTCTAACACCAGATGCAATTTCTGGATGAAAAGGTTTTTCATAATGATTGAGTAACACTAGATTACGAATAGAACGCTTGACAGCCTTAACATCAGTTATATCTTGTATATCAGAGTTAGATGATTTCTTACCAAAAAACAAATCTAAATCTGTATATTGTCTAACATTTCTTGTAATGTTATTTTGTGAACCAGCGTCATATTGTGCCATACTTATGGACTCCTAATTTATCTTTTATTTATAACAACTTAACCACTAAAGTTGGGGTCTACTTTTTCTAAATATACATATCTAACTCTAACTCTAGTTCCCTCTGATAAAGGTTGGTCTGATTTATCATCTAATATCTCAACAAGTTTTTGATCCTCTGTGTATGGAAACTCATAACTCAATTCATTTTTTTTCTGTGCTTTTCTTTTTCTGGATTCATAATAATCCATTTTTTTATATCCTGATGAGCGTCTTCTTCCATAATAATCTTTAACCTTTGTTGCACTAGGATCAATTGCTAATTTTTCATCCCAAACAATAATACTTTTAATATCATCAAATGGATATTTTAAAGTAACTTTTGAAATATCATTTATTACTTTATATTTCTTATGTTTTTTAGAGCTGTTAAACATTTGACCACCACCACTCCAGTATGTTTCATTAATAGAGCCCTTTAAAACAAAGTATTCAAACTTGTTTCTCTTACGAGTGGTAAATCCTTTATCTGATTGTACTTTCCTCTTTGTTACTGGAGCTGAATATGTTGTTGTATAACCACCACCAGTAGTTGTTGTAATAGTTTCAGTAGTTACAACATTACTTTTAGCTGGAGTAGTTGCAGATATAGTTCCACCAGATTTAGTAACAACTGGTTCGACATCTTTAACTACGTCAGCCTTCTTAACAAAACCAGTTTCATCTGGTTTTGAAAATATTTCTCCAGTATCAATGTCTTGTTGTTTTGTTTTAAGACTTTCCTTTATTTCTTCTACACTTGTATTTTTTGTTATAGTAGAAACTTCCTCTGTCTCTGCTGGAACATCTGCTTGTTTTGCAGCAACTGGTTTTTCTTTGATAAGTGAAACAGTATACTTTGCTTTAATAGTATCATAAGTTCCAGTTGCCTTCGGAACTATTATCTTACCATTCTGTGTGTATTGTATATTAGTGAAAAAGGATTGAGTAGTTTTCTTACCTTGTACTTCTAATATTTCTTTTGGTGTTTCTGATAAAGTAAGTGTAGCTGCATTACTAACTCTATCTTCTATTTCTTTTGTAGTAACACCAGTACCAGATACATCTGCTGGAATTTCTAAATTAGGAATAAAGTCACAGAGATTTGTAGCAGTTGGAAGTGTTGGTGCTGCAACTCCAGCAACAGCATCTCCTGCTCCTCCAAAAGCATCTAGACTAGGAGTTATATTGCCAGACACTCCAGACAATCCTAAACCAGATGATATATTTGAAACTGCACCACTTACTGAATCTGTTACAGAACTATAAACATCAGTTACAGCACCAGTAATATCTGTCACTACATCTCCTACAGCTGTTGCAGCTGCACCAATGTCTTTACCTAACTTTGTAGTTCCCTCATCAATTAGTTTATCTAAGTCTAAACCTTTATCTCCAATTGCTCCACCAAAGTCTTTCTTTAGTTCAGCAACTTTTGCATTAAAGGCTGCGATACCTTCTGCTGTTGTTCTATCTACATCATTAATAAGACTTGTTATTTCTGATTGTAGATTAACAGGTTTTGCTTCTGGTAAATCAACTGCAAGTTCATCAAGTCCTGCTTTAATATCTGCCTGTGCAGTTTCAAATGCAGCTGCAGCTTCAGATGCAGCAGAATCTAATTTAGATTCTATCTCTGCTTTTATATCATCTATCTTTGATAATGCAGTATTAAGCGATTCATTTGCACCACATAGATTTGGAGTTTTAAAATCTGCCATACTTATCCCCCAGCAAAAACATTTGATGAACCAGCTGCGACAGATGTGCAACCACTTATTCCATCACCCACTCTACCACAACCTTTACCATTTACAAATACTGTAGAAGAACCAGATGCAATTGGAGCTGAATGAGATGGACAAGGAACGCCTGGCAACAAGTGTCCTGTGTTATTGTCACCTTGTCTACTGATACCAATTCCATTTACAAAAACATCAGACGAACCAGCAGCTCTTGTCATACCAGAACAATGTGCTACATCTGCATCTCCTATTCTAGTTACTGCTGGCATATGTTCTCTCCCTTTTCATTAACTCTTGCAACTTACCATTGAAAGTTTCCATGTATTCATGTTCCTCATCTGTATGTGGGCCTTCAGGCCAATCTGGATTAAACTTTATAACATGGTCAAATACCATTGGTATATCTTCATACTTTGTATATGTAATAAGTTCGTTTCCCTCTTTTATAATAAATGTTCCGTTCATCTTAGTTTAAATTAATTGTTGGAGCATCTGCATCAATTTCACTTCCAGCATTTAAGTCCATCAATGTTCCTGCTGTTATATCTGTTTCAGTTGTTGAGTCCATATCAATATCTGCCTCTGAAGTAATAGTCATCTTCTGTGCAGACTTCATATTTAATGTTGTACCAGATTTAAGTGCCATGATACCAGACACAGTATCTATTGAAACATTACCACTTGCATTTAGTAACATCTTACCACCAGTAGTAATTGCAGAGATATCACTCTTTGCAACTAAATCAAATTTACCATTATTGATTCTTGTTTCATCACCTTCTGTAGTTACATTTACATCTTGACCGATACGACCTTTCACAGCTTCACTAATATTAAAAGAATGTGTTCCTTTTATTTCTTCTTCAAGATTACCACCTATCTCTCCAGCACCAATCTTTGTTCTCATATTCTTATGTATCTTTTGTGTATAGTTTCCCTCTACCTCTAAATGATAATTACCTTTTACAAGATGACGAACATCCCCACCTATTGTAAGATTAACTGCGCCACTTACATAGACATTAGAACCACCCATGATTAATTCATAATTATCTCCGATAACTTTAACTGTCTTAGTTCCATCTGCGATCACTTCTTCATATGTTCCAGAACCATGTTGTCTAAAAGTTCTTTCTGCATTTGGGGTATCATCAATTTCAGTTATATGACCAGCTTCAGATTCAAACACATGATTGTAAGGATATAATGCAGATATATAATTACTACCCTCCTCATCTAAAGTTTCAAAGTCAATATTCTTTGGGTGTGGTTCATCAAACGTAGTGCGAGTTTCTTGAACTGCTTCATCTGATACTGTAGAAAGATATGGTTGAGTTGCGATAGGAATATTAGTTTGTCTTGAAGTTCTTCTGGTAACTAAAGAATTATGTGTTTCTGAAGTTTCACCTTGTGCGAGTCTATTTGTGTCGGACTCACCAAGTTCATGGCCAGAAGACATTTCATATTCTTCACCATCTACTGGATAAGGCCCATATGATGGAGTTCCAGCATACTCTGGTTGTTCACTATAAGGACTACGAGGGTCATTAAAACCTTCTTTAAAATCTGGTTCATCTTCTGGTATGCCTGGCAAACTTCCTATAATGATTGGTTGTTGTTTCTCTCTTGCATCTGCAAAGAAACCTACTACCCAAGAACCCTCAACAAGAAATGATGGAGAGTTGCCCAACCCTTGCATTGATGGGTCTGTAACTGGGTGCATTACTGTAGCCCAAGGCAAGTCCTTTGTAGGAATGTCATTTAAATCTTCTGTGTGAAATCCAAGACAACGTACACGAACTCGACCTAAAGCATCTGGATCGTTCCTATCCTCTACAACACCAGTAAACCAAATGAAACCATCAAGACCCATAAAATAATTTTCAGACATACTTAGACTCCTTACTGTGTTATTTATAAGGAATTATTTAAGTTTCATGTAAGTAAGGTTTGGTAACTTTTTATCTTTTACAAGTTGTCTTGTTTTCTTTTTTGGTATAGTTACGTTATATTTTTCTAGCTCGTATACGAGTTCTTCATCTTCATTATCTTTATTTAATTGGGATATTACTTTTC